TCTAGAAAGAAACCAACCACCCAGTCGCCTTGGTTGATAAGAGGTGCAGACATTTGAGCTGTTGAAGAAATAAACGGTGCCCACGGAAGGTCGCCAGTAGGCAATAATGTCTTATCTTTAGGATGATAGCCAATACAGCGTACTCTTACTCTATTGATCATTAGTGGGTCATTGATATCCTCAACAACGCCCATGAACCAAACCATTGAGCTAAATTGTGCTTCACCTTCTGCTACGTTAGCCATACTATTCCCTTGGTTTTATAAAGTGATTATTAATATCTTTTCTGTAATCATTAATGCTTCTCTCGTATCCATCTTTAAATATGTCACAAATAGTAACATATCTGTCAGCATCAGTTACAGAATGAGCGCAGCTTCCCACAAGAAACTTGCCCCTCAAGAATAAGTCTTTCTCTTGTTTATATTCAGCTGATGATTGATTCATCTCGAGCTCTATGGTGTCACCTGGTTTTAATCTAGGGTTGCCATGGATTGTTACAGTAAGTACTGTCTGATTCATTAATGCTCTTTGTGCCTGGGCATAGCTTTTAATGGACCCAATGTAATCTTGGGGTTGATCATAACATTCGTTACTGCATCTAATAAACAAGCTTTGTTCTTCATCAGTAGATCTTTTATCATCATCCACATAGTTGCCAATTTCTTCATCATCCATTGCCAGGTTATCACCCATCAATAGAACATCTCTATAGTCTCTTTTTACATCAAATGTAGTTTCTGTTACCTTTCTTGATATAAAGTCAAACAATACAGTTTTGTTTTTGAGCGCACCTTGTTGTATTTTAGCACGCTGGTCTGTTGATTCGTGATGGGTAAAGTCTTGTATTCTGAAGTAATCATTAGCTAAACTTGTTTCGCTTCTATTCTTATTTACAGCCAAGATGTATGGATATGTGTTTCCAGAAGCAACAATATCTCTTAGTGACCTAAACACTAAGCTATCTCTAGTTTCATAGAAAAAGAAATTGCCATCTTTTGGATTAGAGGCTGAAATGCATTGCTTACTAATATTCTCAATTGTATCAAATGGTGTTGCTGAGGAGGCAATGTACTTAATATCACCAAATGTGCTTGTAAAATTCTTTGTTAGCTTAGGCTCAGCTTTGAGATAGTCGTCGCTAATTTTTGTTACAACTTTATCAGCAGGCCCATTAAATGACTTTTTGACTTTGTTCTTTAAACCTTCAAATCCAATTTTAGACACAGCTCTGAAAGGATATCTTGTTACTTTGTTACCATCTGTTCTAGCTTGGCCACCAATCTGCTCAATAATAAACTCTTTTGATATTTTAAGATCCTCTGTATCGCCTGGATCTTTGTATAAATCAATCACCATAATATCGCCTGGCTGGATACCCATGCGTTGGACAATGCCACCACCATCAATTAACAAGCCCTCAACATACATGAACTTTGAGAATATAGATTCAAAAAGTTTAAAGTGTCTGACATAGGTTGTCAGACCAACAACAGCTGAAGAGTTGTTTGTATTCTTAATAAGAGTTATCTTATAACCAAACTGGTCAATCTGCCCTTTCTTTAAGAAAAACGATGTTGTCAGTGACGCTTCACTCATTTACTATGCTACTTTTGGTTTATTAACTTTCTTTAGTAATCTTTCGAGTTCAAGACCAATGTCAAGAGCTAGCGATCTATCGAGTAGTCTAATCTTTCTTTTTTCTTCGTTCTTAATCAACTCGTAAGTATAATTGTCAACTGCCGTCCAGCCAGTTCTTTCTGATGCTGAAATGTTGTTATAAGTTGTCTTTGTCATCCAGTAAGAGTAGTCTGGATTTCTATAATACTCAGCATTGGCTAGGCTCATTGCTTCACTTGTGCTGCCATACTTTTTAACAATAAATTCTTCAAACTCTGTCTGGCTTAATGGCCAATCATAATATGGATCAACGATATCATTTGCTATAACAATTACCCACACATAATCTACAGAGCCGTAGTAATTGAAAGCCAGCTCAGTGAGTCTTTCTCCATCCTTTATTGTATATGGGTAGAAATTATCAAAGTTGCTGAATACTTTTTTAGCCAGGCTCGCTTTGAGGATAATGTTTCTTAGCGAATGCTGACCATATTGGACAAGAGGAAAGTTTTTAAAATATTTGTCTGCCATTAGCCAGCACCTCTAAATCTTCCTACAGGATCGGAAACATTCTGTCTTGTAAGAGCATTACCCCGTCTTTCACTCTGAGGGATTGCCTCACCTGCTTCCTGTGGGGTTATTGTACTTGCGTTACCACCATAGTCGTCAAATGAGCCACCAAGCAGCTGCTCAATTTCACTTAATTGCAACTGAAGCTCAACTGCCTGAGGAGCACTAATTAGCCCCTGGCCAGCATTCTTATAAAACGCTGGAGCATTTGAAGGATTGTAATTAACTGTAACACCTTGAATAACACAACGACCAAATGCATATAAGGCATTTGTGCCAAAGAAGTCAACCACCACTTCGCTGGGCATTGGTAGGAATGCACCACCGCCAGCTGGAAGAGATTCCTTCTTGAATCTATTGACAATCCTCTTAATGATCTCCGAATCCTGTGGTGTCTCAGGAACCAGTTTGAAATTAAGCATGTGGCGACGTAATTCAACGCTTCTGAATACGGCAGTTGTAAATGGGTTAGGAACATTACCCATTACGGTATTGATACCAGCTCCAATTGGGCCAGCTAGCTGGGCAGCACTTCTTGCAAGGTACTCAGCATCACCAGGCAGTCTACTACCAAGTGTCTGCAATGCTGCGCCAACACCACCGCTTTCCATAGCACCGCTTACAGCTTGACCTGATGCAATACCAACTGCAACCATACCAAGATCAGCTGTTTCGTAATTAATGTTTAAAGCATCCTGGATGTTCTCTGGTAGCGGTAATGCAATGTGGGCTTGGGTGATATTCTTTGCTTGTCCTGAGCCACCAGAACCAAATGTTGCTTGGTACTGTTGAAACTTAAACACCATACCCATGTTTAGTTTATAGCTGCTTGTCGGAAAGACTAACTCAGCTAATGTCTTAGAGTCCTTATTTCTGTTTAAAACTTGAGACGGATGATTACTTCTACCTGGCATATAAATACCTATATGAGTTATAAGGGGCGTTATAAAGTCAAAAATCCGCAAAAATACAAAGGTGACCCCACCAATGTTATTTATCGTTCATCTTTAGAGCTTAAATTGATGAACTATTTAGATACACATCCCGATGTATTAGAGTGGTCAAGTGAGGAGTTCTTCGTGCCTTATGTATCGCCTATTGACGGTAGGTACCACAGATATTTTCCGGATTTCAGCGTAAGGAGACGAGACAAGAATGGCAATGTTGACAGGATTGTTATTGAAATAAAGCCATCTTCTCAAACAAAACCGCCTGAGAAAAAGAGTAGAGTAACTCCAAGATATATTAATGATGTTAAGAATTGGGGCATTAATAATGCTAAGTGGAAGGCATGTAAAGAGTTTTGCGATGAGAGAAACTGGAAGTTTCAGATCTTAACTGAACGAGAGATTAATGGCTACAACTACTAATTCCAATATTCCTGGATTTTTAAAGCTTCTACAGCAAGCTGCTGATGATGGTATTCTGTTAGATAACTCAAATGCGTCATTACAGTGGCTAAGAAAGAAGTATGATACCATTAGACCATCGGATGTAATGCCAAAGAATTTCTTGAGCGAGATGGATAGAAGACGTAGGGTCCCTCTCCTTGGTAGAATGTATATGTTTTTGTATGATCCAAAATATAAGGATCAGCTGCCATTCTATGACAGGTTCCCTCTAGTATTCCCATTCAGAAGGGTAGCAGGTGGATTTTATGGACTCAACCTCCATTATCTTGCGCCAAGGTATAGAGCAATATTAATGGACCAGTTATATAATCTACTTAACAACACCAAATTTGACGAAACAACGCGTCTAAGATTCACTTATGACCTGTTAAATAGTTCATCTAAATATAGATGGTTCAAGCCTTGCGTTAAGCACTATCTGAACGAGCATATGATGTCAACGCTGATTTACATCGAACCAACAGAATGGAACTTGGCTTTATTTGTTCCATCTGAGCAGTTTAGAGGCACGAACAAGAGAAATGCATGGCAAGATTCAAAGAGTAGGTTCTAGAGATGGCATTTAATATAGAACAATTTAAGTCTACTACAAGTGGAGGTTTCCTAAAGCCTTCCAACTTCCTTTTATATGTCTATCCGCCTATTTGGGCATTGAGGGATGGTGGTGCTAATAAATGGGACGGACCTGATCTAGCCTACCTTGCCGCAAGCTCGGCCCTACCCGGCCTTCAGGTGTTTACAACTGAATCTAAGATCTATGGACAAGGTCCTACTATCAAGATGCCATATGACATTACACCTACAGATATGACAGTTAGATTCTATGCTGACTCAAGTGGCAAGTCCATTGCATTCTTCTACGACTGGCTAAGAAATATTGTTAATCTAAGTCACACCCAGGATCAGCCACGTGCTGGCGCATTTAGTAATCAGCTATCCTATAGAGCTGACTATACAACAAAAATTGACATTATGTTATTTAATGATAGACCAAGAACAAATGAAGGTGATCCACAAGATAGTGCTCTAATGATCTTCTCTCTATATGATGCGTTCCCAATTAGCATTGCTGAGACGACTCTTGATTGGCAGTCGGGTAATGAAATAATGACATTCAATGTAACATTTGCATTCACATCATTTGAATATAAGCTTCTTGGCGAGCCACGTGCCCCAGAGTCAACAAAGCTAGGTGGCAGACTAACAGCAGGAAGGGCAGGCACACTTCAAGAACCAGATCTACAGCTCTATGATCCAGGTCCTGTTAATCTTTCTGATCTAGCCCCTCAGCCAATTTCGCCTGCAGCTAAGCCAACACCACTTGAGAAGCTTAACCAGTTTGCAACTAATGTAAGAGAAAGATCTACAAAAGTGAGAACAGAGGCTGTCTCAACTGTAAGACAAGTTGAGAGCATGTTATACAATAACCAGTATGTCCAGACGGCACAGAATCTTGTTGGTGCAGCCAAAGATGTTAAGAAAACGCTTGGCGTACTTAAAGGTCTTAACGCTTCATTGAAAAATGATTTGAAACAAGAATTTAGAACTATGACTGGTGGAACAAGTCTAAAGAATTTATTTTAATATTTAACTTCGAGGTGAATTATGCCATTACCAAAAATTAGTCAACCTATCTTTTCATTAACAATACCATCAACAGGTAAAACTATCAGGTATAGACCTTTTACGGTCAGAGAAGAAAAGCTGCTAATGATTGCTCAAGAATCAGGAGAGCGTAAAGATATCATTAACACATATAAGCAGCTAATCAATAACTGCTGTATTGATCCAATTGATGTTGATAGACTAGCCTCCTTTGATCTTGAATACTTTTTTGTTGCTTTGAGAGCCAAGTCAGTTTCTAATATTGCCAAGGTAATTGTAAAGGATGCTGAAGATGGTGAGGAATATGAAGTAGAAGTCAATCTTGATAAGGTTGAGGTAGTAAAGAAGAAGGATGTTGATAATAAGATTCAGCTTACAGACACAATTGGTGTAGTACTACAATATCCTACTTTTGACACTATCGTAAACCAACAGGGTAATGTTGACATTGTTGGAATCCTTAGAGGTTGCATTACACAGATTTTTGAAGGTGAGGAAGTTTACGACACAGCCAACTACACAAACAAGGAGTTGGATGAGTTCATCCTTTCTTTGAATAAGCAACAAATGGAAAAGATCCAGGAGTTTTTTGAAGCACTACCAAAGATTGTTGTACAAGCAAAGTATATGTCAAAGGATAATAAGGTTAAAGAGGTAACAATTGAGGGCCTCGATAGTTTTTTCTAGTACTGGCTGGGTATAACAACCTAGCCAATTATTATCAAACTGTATTTGCACTTTGCCAACATCATAAATATTCAATTAGCGATATAGAAGATCTTCTTCCATATGAACGTGATATCTACATTTCATTATTGATTGATTATTTGGAAAAGGAGAAGGAAAGGTTAAGAAAACAAGGTGTTAAGGACATTTAATTAAATGGCTGATAAACGACTACCACAAGTAAACGAGCAAAGAGCTGGGGCTGGTGCTGTTATCCAAGTTAAATTGGATGATAGCCAATTCAAGGTCCTTGATAAGATGGTAGTCCTACTAACTAACATCTCCGATAACCTTTACAACTTAACTGGGTTCATGGGAGCTCAGCTTACAACTTTAAAGCAAACAGAAGAATCATTGAAGGCAATTGCTGATTCTACGAAAGTAGATGAGGGTGCTGCAGCTGAGAAAGAGAAAGAAGGCAAAGGAAGGAAGGAATTAAATTTCCGTGAATCAAATATAAAGAAGATTGAATCTCTATTTGATTTCCTGGTTAATGCAATTCTACCTTTCTTGATTGGCTTCTTGTTTGGTTTAAAGAAAGAGTTTGCTCTGATTAGTGCATTAGTCCTAATCTTCAGAAAGCAAGTATTTGCCCTAATTAAGGAAATACCCAAAGGGCTCTCCTTCCTGGCAGGCGCTGTAAAGACGCTAGGTCAGAATATTGTAAAGATTGTTAAGAATATTCCTAAAGCCTTTGAGGCTGCTGTAACAGGCATCAGCAAAGCATTTATGGGCATCTATAGCAGACTATTAAAGGTTGCTGATTTTGCAAAGGATCTTGTTAAGGCCTTTGGTGAGGCAGCTGCTCGTTTCAAGACAAACTTCCCTAAGATAGCAGAAGCATTTGCTAAAATTGTTGACAAGGTTGTCGATGGTTTCAAAGGCTTAATGAATGTATTGAAGAATAATAGTCTTGTTGGCGCAGCACGAGAGCTAATAGACGATGCTGTTAAGATGTTCGTCAAGGCCAAGAATTTCCTTGTATCAGCTCCTGGTAAGATAGCCGCAGCTGCAAAGAATACATTTAGAGCCTTACTTGTTATCTTTAGTTCAACAATTGAAAATGCTGTCAAATTGTTTACACAAGCTAAGCAAGCATTCTCAGGTGGCGGCAAGCTGATTGAGAACATTGTAACAAAAGTCAGCTCAACGTTTATGAAGTTCTATTCATCAGCGCTAAAGGTTGGCCAGTTCTTTGGTAGTGTTGCAGCAAGATTAAAAGACACATTATCACCAATTACCAAGTTATTCTCAGAAACATTTGGTAAGGTTTCAAAGGCTGTTGCGCCAGTATCAAATGCTGTTGACAATGCAGCATCCAAGACAAGCCTAATTACAAAAGCATTCAATGGCATCACTAGTGCATTCTCCAAGATTGGCGAGCTAGGTAAGTATGGCGCCAAGATGGCTGAGCTCTTTGGTAAGGGTACCCAAGTGTTTTCAAAGTTAGCTAATGCAGCTAAGTTCTTGGGTCCTATTGGTGCTATCATTTCAACAGTAACAGCTCTATTCAAGGGTGTATCACAAGCATTCAAGGGCTTTGAGGAAGAAGGTGTGTTTGGAGCACTGAAGGGCTTCACTGCTGGTATCATAAGTGGCTTCATTGGTTGGATTGGCGACTTTGCAACCTGGGTCCTTGGTAAGCTTCTGAAGTTACTTGGCTTTGAAGAACTTGGTGATAAGATTGCCTCACTTGACTTTACGGAGATGTTGAATCAGACAATAATGAAATTGTTTGATAATATTAAGAATGCATTCACTGGAATGTTCAGTACGTTGACAGAAGGATTCTCTAAGATCTTCTCTGGCGATGATATAATTGGTGGCATCATCGATGTGTTATCAGCACTACCTAAGTTGTTGATAGATTTAATCACTGCTCCATTCTCGGCACTAGGTGATGCTCTCAAAGAGGTATTTGATTTTGATATTGGTATGCTGGCAAAGAAACTGCTGCTTGCCATGTTCCCACCCGACTCGATGATTGGTAAGATTATTGGTACTGGCCAAATGTCAGAAGAAGTAGCGTCAGCTGAAGCCAAGAAGGCTGAAGAGAAGGCTAAAGATAACGCTGCTAAGGCTGAAGGTGAAGTTAAGGCTACTCAAACAACTCCTCCAGCAGCAGAAGCAAGACCTGTTCGCGAACAAGCTAAACCAGTTGCAACACAAACAGCTGCCACACCAGCTGCTGCAACACAAACGACTCAAAAGCCAGTACAGGCTACCCAGACAGTCCAAACACCAGCTGCTGCAACACAAACGACTCAAACACCAGCTGTGGTTACGCCTGCTCCGGTTGCTGCAAAGGGTGCTGCTATTAGTCAAGAATCACAAGCAGTCCAGGGTGCTCAGCAGGGAGCCCCTGGTGGCGGACCATCTAACATTATTGCGCCAACAAGTGTTGACAATTCAATGGTATCTGGCGGATCTACAAACGTAAGTATGCCTGCTTCTGCAACACCAGTCTTTGGCATGATCCAAAGCGCTGTTACAGGAATGAAGCCAGCAGGACTTGTATTCTAAAAAAGAAAGGGGCCAGTTTAAACTGGCCCCTCCATATCATCAATCGATGCGTCTACACGCTCACTAATGATATTATTCTTCAGCTAGCTTCTTAAAGAAGTTTGGAAGATCATCTTCCGAGTCAGATGGCGTGAATGCCTCATCATCAGAATTCCATGCTTCCTTTTCCTGCTTGGCAGGAGCCGCCTTAGGACGGTAGACAGGAGCATCCTCTTCCTCTGCCTCTTCTTCAATAGCACGTGACATTGGAGCCGACTGACCAAGGGACTTAGCCAAACGGTTGGAGAGATCAGCGTAGGACTTA